TTCGATTGTTCCGGATTTAAAAGATTAATTATTGGTGGATTATACAAATCAAAATGGATGTCATATAAAGAACATTTACCGATGAAGAAAGCTATCAGTTTCTTTATGGATTTAGATGATTTAGATGAAATTCCTCCATATACAGAATCAATAGCAATGGAATGTGGTTGGGTTTGGAAAATACCAATTCAAGATAGATTTGGATGTGGGTATGTTTTCGATTCAGATTATATAACTGTTGAAGAAGCTAAAGAAGAAATAATTAAAAAATTCGGAAATGATATTAAGTGGGGAAAAGAATTTGACTTTGACGCAGGCATGTATGAAACTCCATGGGTAAAGAATTGTATTGCAATTGGTTTATCGTCTGGTTTTATTGAACCTTTAGAGGCCACATCACTGATGTTTCAAGTTATAGCACTTAATTCATACTTAGATGATAATTTAGGAGCTATTGCTAAAAATCAATTTTATATTGATCGATATAATGAAAGAATGCGTTCTGTAAATGGAGAAAATATGGAATTTATTTATACTCATTATTTAACTCAAAGATCAACAAGTAAATTTTGGACTGAATTTAGGGACAAAAATAAAATGCCGGAGCGTGTTAAAGAACTATTAGATGAATGTGAAGTAACAATGCCCGATGAGATGTTTTTAACATCAAGACGTAAATTATTAGCATATGGTATTCCAAGTTGGTATTCAATTCTTGCTGGTTTAAAATTATTCAAACCTAAAATTGCAGTTGAATGTATAGAAGCTATATTGTCTGATATGCGACGAGAAGAAATGGAGATTCATCGTAGTAAATTTAAAGTAAACATGTTATTAAATGAACATACATTTATAAAACATAGTGTATTCATTGAATATATGTTAGAGTTATAATAGTAAATAAAAGTTATGATTTATCCAATTATTTTTGTTATTTATATTTCCTTATTATATTTTATTATTGGTTATGATAGAATATTGAATCGGTACCAAATGTATTTTGATAAAAAATACTGGACTGATTACAATACGATTGAAGCCGCTGCTTGGATGGCAAAAGCAATTATCATTATACCCGGATTAATATTTGGTATTGAATTATGGTATATGCATTTTTTAACATTAGCAACATCATCAGCATTAATTTGGGCATCAATGAGAAAATCATTACCAACATTAATTTTATTTAATACAATATGGATTTGTGTTTCATTAACAATTATTATTAAACACCTATATGGAGAATAGATTAATATTTCCCAGAGATCAATCAATTGATCAAACAATGCCTTATATTTTTGAAAATGTGTTTAATGAAGAAGAATTAGAATGGATCAATAATTTACAAGAATTATATCCATTTCAAGAAGCAACAATTATTGGAAATAATAATGATAATATTCGTAAATCTAAAATAAAATGGTTACATAATGATGAAAGATCATTTTGGGTATATGAAAAAATATGCAAATTAGCTATGGAAGCTAATAATGAAATGTGGAAATTTCATCTACATTCAGTAATAGATGCTATCCAATATACTGTTTACTATGAAGGTGGTGGTCATTATGATTGGCACGTTGATATAGGACCTAGCAGTATTAGTGACAGAAAAATCAGTTGCTCAGTTCAATTATCCGATCCAAACAAATATGAAGGAGGCGATTTAGAAATTTGGTCCGGTGGAACTTTTAAAACAATTGAACGAAAACAAGGATGTGCAATTTTCTTTCCATCATTCTTAATGCATCGAGTAACTCCAATAACTAAAGGTATTCGTAAAAGTTTAGTTTTATGGATGGGTGGAGATTCTTATAAATAATCTTAAATTATTATATATTTATATACAAAAACATAAAATAAAGGTAAAAATGAAAAATCAATCATTAAAATTATTTGAATTATTAAATTTAGAAGCTGAATTAGCAGGTGCTACAAATAATCAAACCGGTGAAAAAATTATCGAAGGTTTACTAAACCAAAAATTACCAGTAGTAACTAAATACTATTTAAATACTTTAGTAGAATCATTATCAGCAGAAAAGAAAACAATCGATGCTTTACGTGATGAATTAATTAAAAAACACGGTACTGAAGATGCAAATGGTAATGTAGGTATTTCAATGGTTATCGAAACTGAAAACGTTGACGATAAAGGTGAACCAATTAAAGACATTAACCCAGCATATATTGCTTTTAATGATGAATATGGTGAATTATTAAATCAAGAAAAAGAAATTAAATTACCAGAAATTAAATTATCTGATTTAGATAAAATCGAAACTAAAGATAATTATGTTTTAGTATTTAAGCATCTAATTGAAAAACCATCAGTTGAAGAAGTAAAATAATGAATAAATTTGTAGAAATTGCTAAATCATGGATTATAGGATTTAATCCAACAAAAGAACAACAACAAAAAGCAGATCAGCGTATTGCTATATGTAATGATTGTCCTTTTATTAAACACAATGATATAGGTGATTTTTATTATTGTGGAAAATGTGGATGTCCATTAAAAGGTAAAGTATATTCACCAGTAGAAAAATCATGTCCAATGGGTTATTGGCCTGTATAAAATAAAATTATGATCAAAGCAACAAAAATAACAGACGAAGAATTAGCAGAAGTAAAACAATTACAACAAGATTTTCAATTAATAACATATCAAATTGGAGAATTAGCAGTAGTTGAACATAATCTTCAAAACCAAATTAATAATGTTAAAACAGAATTAAATAATTTTTATTCGAGTTTAAAAACCCTTCAAGATAAAGAAAAAGATTTAATAGATAAATTAAATCAAACTTATCCAAATGTAAATATTAATTTCGAAACAGGTGAACTTTTATAGTTCACCTTTCGTTTTATAATATCTATTATATATTTATTATAGAAATACCCAAATTATAATCATTAAATAACAATGGCAGAAAAAATTATATCACCTAATGTTTTTGTTCGCGAAAGTGATAAATCATTAGTTACAAGAGGACCTGTTACTACTGGAGCTGCAATCGTTGGACCAACGGTTAAAGGTCGTCCATTAGTTCCTACAGTAGTTACTTCATATTCAGAATATCAATCACAATTTGGCGAAACTTTTAAATCAGGTAGCCAATACTTTGAATATTTTACTTCATTAGCAGCTAAAGAATACTTTTCAGGTGGTGGTACATCATTACTTGTAACTCGTATTATTTCATCATCTGCTTATAATACATACGCTCAGGCATATGTTAACGTATCTGGTTCAACTTTATCAACAGCTAATTCATCTTCATTTACTTTAGAAGTTAGAGATTATGGTAATGTTGCTAATAATACGTCTTCAATTTCATCAGCAGGTGCTTTAGATTCAGGATCAGCTGATAATATTCGTTGGGAAATATCAAATGTTGATTACTCAAAAGGTACATTTGCTGTAGTAGTACGTAGAGGTGATGATACAACTGCAACTAAAAATATTTTAGAAACATGGACTAATTTATCATTAGATCCACAACAACCAAACTTTATTTCTCGCCAAATTGGTGATGAAAAACCAGTATATGTAGCCGCAGTTGGTGCTGAATCAGCTTACGTACAATTAACTGGATCGTTTGCAGGTAGTTCTCAATATATTCGTGTTGCTTCTATTTCAACGCCACATATTGATTCATTCGATAATGAAGGTAATTTTAAAGCTCAATATTCATCATCATTACCTGCTCTTGGATCTGGTTCATTCGGAGGAACATTTACAGGTGGCGTTGCTGCAACTACTTTAGGTGGTGCTGCTTTCTTTGATGCTATTTCACCTTCATCAACAAATTCTCAAGGATTTACTGATGTAGATTATACAAAAGCATTATCATTACTTACAAATAAAGACGAATACGATTTTAATTTATTATTAACTCCAGGTATGTTCTTAGGAGCTAATGCTTCAATTTCAGATGATGATGCAATTTCAACAGTAGAATCTCGTGGTGATGCATTTGCAATTGTAGATTTAGTTGCTTATGGTGATACTAAAGCAAATGCTGTATCAGCTGCTGCTGGTTCAACTTCAAATTATGGTGCTGGATATTGGCCATGGGTTCAAACATTTAGTGCTAATTTAGGTCGTCCAGTATGGGTTCCACCATCCGTAGTAATGGCTGGTGTTTATTCATTTAATGATCAAGTAGGTGCTGAATGGTTTGCTCCTGCAGGTTTAAATCGTGGAGGAATTGGTTCAGTAATTCGTGCAGAAAAGAAATTATCTGCTGATGATCGCGATACTTTATATGAAGCAAATGTTAATCCATTAGCTACATTCCCAGGAGAAGGAGTAGTTGCATTTGGTCAGAAAACATTCCAAAAACGTGCTACTTCATTAGATCGTATTAATGTTCGTCGTTTATTGATTAACTTGAAACGTTACGTTTCTTCAGTTTCTCGTCAATTAGTATTTGAACAAAACTCAACAGTAACACGTAATCGTTTCTTAGCAACAGTTAATCCATATATGGAATCAGTTGTTTCACAACAAGGATTATTTGCTTACAAAGTAGTAATGGACGAAACAAACAATACAGCAGATGTAATTGATCGTAACCAATTAATTGGTCAGATCTATGTTCAACCTACTAAAACTGCTGAATTTATTATCTTGGATTTCACACTTCAGCCAACTGGAGCTACTTTCCCAGCATAATAAGAAATTTAAAAATTAGATATTTATAATAAACAAGAATATAAAAAATGGCAGTATTAGACGCAAATGAAATTATGTTTACCGCTTTTGAACCTAAGGTTCAAAACCGGTTCATAATGTATATAGACGGTATTCCCGCTTATTTGATCAAAAAAGCTTCATCACCATCATTTGAAGCTGGAGAAATCATATTAGATCATATCAACACTTACCGTAAAATTAAAGGTAAAGTAAAATGGAATGATTTAAGTTTAGATCTTTATGATCCAATCGCTCCATCAGGTGCTCAAGCCGTAATGGAATGGGCTCGTTTGGCTCACGAATCAGTAACAGGACGTGATGGTTATTCAGATTTCTACAAGAAAGATATCGTATTAAACGTATTAGGACCGGTAGGTGATGTAGTATCTGAATGGATTGTTAAAGGTGCTTATGTTAAAACTGCTACTTTTGGTGATTATGATTGGTCACAAGGTGAAGCTGCTGCCACTATCTCCTTAACAGTTGCAATGGATTATTGCGTATTGAATTACTAAAATTTGATTGTGAATAGTATAAAAACCTCTCGGCATATTGTCGAGGGGTTTTTTCTTTTATATATTTATATACGCACAATAAAACTGTTATATGGAATCAAAATTCAAATTACCTACTGAAACAATCACTTTACCTTCAAAAGGTTTATTATATCCAAAAGATAATCCATTATCTTCAGGCGAAATTGAAATGTCTTATATGACTGCGAAACATGAAGATATTTTAACTAATGCTAATTATATTAAAAATGGAACAGCAATCGATAAATTATTAGAAGCATTAGTTGTTTCTCCAATCAGCTTTAATGATTTAATTATTGGTGATAAAAATGCTATCCTAATTGCAGCACGTATTTTAGGATATGGTAAAGATTATCCTATTCAATTTTTTAATGAAGCTACTAGACAACAAGAAGAATATACAGTAGATTTAACTTTATTAAAAGAAAAAGAAGTAGATGAATTATTATTTACATCTGGTAAAAATGAATTTACTTATGAATTACCTCAATCAAAAAATACTATTACTTTTAAATTATTAGATGGAAGTGATGAAAAAAAGATTGATCAAGAACTAAAAGGATTAAAAAAATTATATCCAAATGATTCATTTGAATTAACTACTCGTTTGAAATTCATGATAACATCAGTTGAGGGTACGCGCGAGGCTAAAGATATACGTGAATTCGTCGACAAATATCTTACTGCGCAAGATTCACGTGCTTTACGCGATTATTATAACCAAGTAATGCCGGATGTTGATATGAAAATTGATATCGAAAAAGATGGATACACACAGGAGGGTGTAATGGTTCCTATCGGACTAAACTTTTTTTGGCCTGACGCTGGAGTATAGAAGTTATTTATTCTCACAAATACATGAAATAGTATTTCATGGTAATGGAGGATATGATTGGCAAACAGTTTATGATATGCCTATATGGCTTCGTAAATTTACATTTCATAAATTAAAAGAGCATTACGATAAAGAAAAAGAAGAATATGAAAAACAACAAAACCAATTAACAAATAAATCTACTTCAAAAGATATCGCTCGTCCAAACATAGTTCCTAAAAATAATACACCTACATATTCATATAAAGCACCTAAAAAATAGGTGCTTTTTATATTTATATTATATCATAATGTAGTATATGGCTGATAATTCACCAAATCCCAAAGATTTACAACAGATTGAACAGTATCTTAGAGCTTCTGGGTTAAGTGCTCAAGACTTAGTTAATAGAATGAACGCTATTAAAAATAGTACTGCTGACTTTAATAGAGAATTAGAAAATGCTAAAAGACACTTTGCTGAATTAGATGATGAACTTAATGATTTAAGTAGAACATTTAAAAATGTTTTAGATGATTTAAGAAAATGGGATGATACTTCTAATAGAATAAATAGAAGTTATGCAAAATTAGGAAGTTTTTCAGATAAATTAAGATATGATGCTAGAGATTTAAGTCGTTTAAGTCTTCAAAATATAAAAGATTTAGATAAAAAATCAAAAATTGAATTAGAAAATCTAAATGAAAGAAGAAAAGATTTACAATTAAGATATAATAGTAATGATCTTTCAAATAAAGAATTAGATCAATTAATTGAATTAAACGGTGTATTTACCGAATCAGGACGATTAAGACAAGATGAGAATAATTACGCTCAACGATTATTAAATATAATCCAAAGAAGAAAATTAGAAGAAATAAAAATAATCCAAACCTTAGGAATATCAGGCAAATTAGTAGATGGTATTGTAAATTCTTTAGGTAAATTAGGCGTTAGTAGTGAGTTTTTTGAAAATTTAAAAGACGATATGCGGGAAGCCGCTAAATCCGGAGATAAATGGAAAGTTATTACTGCTGCTACTAAAGGATTAATATCAGGTATAGGTGATGCGTTAACAGATCCTGTTACTAAATTAGCTCTACTTCAACAAGCTTTTAGTTTCTTTTTAAATGCTGCAATCAATACTAGTAAACAATCAGTTGAATTAGGAAAAAATTTAGGTTATGGTGCTGATAATGCTGATAGAGTACAAAGTAACTTTAGAGTTATTGAAAGAACAGCTAATAATTTAAATGTCACTACTGCTAATTTAAATGAAGCCTTTAACCAATTATCAGAATCTACAGGATTTGTATCTGAATATTCAGATGATGCTTTAACAACTCAAATTAAACTAACTAAACAGTTAGGATTAACAGGTGATGAAGCAGCAGGTGTATATAGATTTTCAGTATTAACTGGACAATCATCTGAAGCAACATACCAATCAATGTTAAGAGGATATGTTGCTACTCGTAATTCATTAAATGTTGGTGTTCCTTTTAGAGCAGCAATGGCTGAAGCGGCTAAAGTAACAGGCCAATTAGCTGCTAACATGGGCTATAATGCTGAAAATACAATTAGAGGTGTTGTAGCAACTAAAGCATTAGGTACTTCATTAGAACAAGCAAAATCACAAGGTGAATCTTTACTTGATTTTCAATCATCAATTGAAAATGAATTAAAAGCTGAATTAATTACTGGTCAACAATTAAATCTTGAACGTGCTAGAGCAGCTGCTTTAATGGGTGATCAAGTTACTGTTGCTGAAGAATTAGCAGCTCAAGGTATGACGGCTGCTAAGTTTAGTGGCATGAATGTAATTGCTCAAAAATCATTTGCTGAAGCATTAGGTACTACATCAGATGAATTAGCTAATCAATTAGCTAAACGTGAAATGGCATTAGCTTCAGGCAAATCATTAGCTCAAATTACTGCCGAAGAAGCGGATGAGGCTGCTAAACGTCAAGATATACAAGAGAAGTTTAACGCAGCTATGTTAAAATTACAAAGTGTTATTGGTAATCTATTAGCTGGTCCGTTAGGTTCATTCTTAGAAATGTTAGCTAGTGGATTAGATTTAATAAATAGAATGATATACCCATTAACTGCAATTGGGGCTTTATATGCTGGATTTAATGTAGCTAAACAAGTAGGTTTAGGACTTGATCGAGCGGCCTTTGTTTTAAAAGGCCAAGAAATGGGACAGGTATTTTTCTTAAATAGACAAAAAGAAGTTGGTCTTCTAATGGACAAACAAGGTTTAATAGCTAGAATTGCTTATAACGTTCAATTAGCTAGTTCAGCAGCTATTGAAGGAACAATATCCGGAGCTAAAAAACTACAAGTAGGAATAGAAACTGTTCTTCTTTCACTTAAAAGAAGTGGTTTAGCAATAACTATTAGAGAAGCACTTAATAGTATAGCATCAGCTGCAATGGCTGCTTATGAATCAGCAGCAAAAATTCCAGGGATTGGATGGATATTAGGTGGAGCTGCTGCTGCTGGAGTAGTTGGATTAGGTTATAGTTTAATGAAAGATGGTGTTGTAGATCCAAATAAAGGACCAGTAATGACTGGGGAATTTGGTACTGTACAAATGGATCCAAAAGATAAAGCAATGTATGGTGCTGATGGGAAAATTAAAGTAGGTACTAATTTATTAGGAGATGATAACGGAAAAATAACATCAATAAAATCTACTCCAGCTATGGATATTACACCAATGGTATCAGCTATTAATCAAGTAACAGCCGCAATAACAAAAATGAATGATAAATCATGGGATGTGAAACTTGATTCTAAATCAGTAGGAGCTGGATTGATACAAAATTCATATAGATCTGCTTAATTTTAATATTTATACTAAAACAATAACAATATGGGTTTATTAAATTTATTACCAAAAATGCGTTTAGGATTTAAAGGTGCTAAACCAAAATTTAATGCTGAAAGTAGAACTTCAACATTACATAATCAATCATCAACAATAGGAGTACCTCCTATTACTCGTAATCATTCATTATTAAATGAAAACAGTATTTTAAACCAAAATAAATTCAGATCTAAACCTGGACAAAAATATAACGATAATAAACTAAAATAATATGGGCTTATTTGATAAACTAAAATTAACCGGAACTAAAATGGTAGCTAACTACCAAGCAGGATCTGCTACAGATAATTTGAATGTAAAAGGATCTGCAATAGAATATAAAACCGGTGAACTTTCGGGATATAGTGATGGTAAAGGATCATTAACTGGAGGTGATAGTATTAATACATTAATTGCAAAACCAACTTCTATATTACATAATGAAGTATCTACTAAAGAAACTCCTAAAAAAGTAAGTGATGTTTTAAATCCATCATCATATACTCAAAAATATCATAAAACGGCATTAAACGGAATAACTCCAGAAGCATCTAAAATTGATGAAGGTTCTCCTGCTAAATTTATTGCGCCTTCAAGCCCTTCAGTTAAAGGAAGAAATATAAATACTAAAAGTTATTCTACTGCTTATTCATCTACTAAAACATATCAATCAACTTTTGAAGATTATAAAAAAGTAGACCCAAATATTACATCTAGGTTTTAATTATGTTATTTGACAAATTAAAAAGTACTAAACTCAAATCATTAAAATTTGGGGGGACGAAAACTAAAGGAGATTCTATTGAACCTTATATCGTAACTGATATAAATTCATTAGATAATCCTAATAATCCTTCCCAATTCACTACAAATGATGATGGATTTATACGTGGAGGTGTAACAAACGCCTTTAATTCATCTATTACTGATACTAAACGTATTTTTAAATTTTTTACCGATCCAACTAAAGGACCTTTATTTATTGCTAAACAAGTTGGATTACAACTTTCAAATCCTCCATTAGAAACAAGAAAATTAAGTGTTGAAGGAGAAGGAACTTTAGCTAATGTAACTAATGCTGCTTTAAGTGTAGTTAATGCAGCAAATAGTTTATTTGGAGGTAATACTCGTATCTATAATTTAGGTATTAATACATTAGCTCAAGTGCCTTTATCAGCATTTGGTGGGCATATTGTTCGTCATGGTTTTTTACCTATTAAAACAGATGATCAAAAATATGAATCAGTAGTTACTTTTAATAATAAAAATACTAATGCTAATCGTTTAGTAGAATTACGTAAAAAGTTTTTTTTATTAAATAAAGATCGTGACAATAAAGTTGAACAAACTAATCCAAATGAATTAAAAATAAAAACTAGTTTTGGTAGTTCTAATTCATTATACGGTATAGGTTTTACTTCAATTCATAGAACAACATTTACAGGAGATGGATACAAATTTAATGAATCTCTTGATAAATCAAAATCAAAAACTAATGGGGGAAATTATCCATTTCTTCTAAAAGTAGAACCACAATCAACTGATTATACAACATATCGAAAAGCTAAATTTGATACGCAAGTAAAAAATTTAAATATACTTATTGGTCCAACAGCCAAACCAACAGGTTCAATTTTACTAGGAGATGTTGAAAATAGAGGAAAACTACTTACAAAAGTATCTCCATTACAACCAACACCTTCAGACGTTCGTGTTGATAATACTATTGTAAAATATAAACCAAGCGGTAGTAATACTGAATTTATTAAACCTTTTTCTAAGACTAAAAGTGCAATTTATAATAAATTAATACAAACAGCTGCTTTAGTTAAAAATGATGATACTAAAACAACAAAAGAAATTGTAAAAGCAGGGCAAACGAAATCAATAAAAATTGATTTAAATAAAACAGCTCCAGCAGGTACTATATTTGATTATAATTATAATATTAAAGCATTAACTGCTCCCTATAATAGAAATGATGATGGGATAATGAAAGTTACATTTAAGCCAATAAATCCATGGAGTCTTACTACTACCCCATTAGAATTTAAAGCTTTTATAACTGGATATAATGAATCTCATGATAGTGGTTGGGATTCTATAAAATATAATGGTCGTTCAGAATTTTTATATACTTTTAACAGTTATAAAAAAACAGCTAATTTTAAATTAAAAATACCATCATTTAATAAAACCGATTTAGATACTAATCATACTCGATTAAAAATTCTTCAAAACGCAATGGCTGGAGGATATTTTGAAAACAGATTAGGAGGATATATAATAGAAATAAATTTAGGAGGGTATATAAATTCACCATGTATAATTAACAGTATGAATCTTTCCATTCCTGATGAAGCTTCTTGGGATATAGACAATAAATCTGAAGATGGAAATAATAATTTACCATTATCTACTTTACTTGAATCTACCTTTAATGTTATTGTTTTAGGAAACGAAGTACCAGGTATATATTCATAACAATATATTAATTTATGAGATACAATAATCCAGAAATAAAACATACAACATCAGGTAAACGATACTATAAGAGAAAAACATATCCTCAAATACCTTTTTCTGATACTGATGTATATGTTATTACTACAGTAGGGGATCGTCTAGATTCAATAGCTTATAGTTATTATAATAATGCTGAATTATGGTGGATTATATCTATGGCTAATAATAATTCAACAAATGGATCTATGTTTCCACAACCTGGTATTCAATTAAGAATTCCTACTGATATTAATTATGTTTTAAATTTATTTGAGTCTGAAAACGAAATATAAAAGTTATGTCTTTATTTAAAGAACCATTTGATGGAAAAATTGTTAAACAATTAGAAGAGCGTCAAAAATTAATTGGTAATACTTCTCGTTCAAATGAACCCTTCCGTAATAGTATAACTCTTCTTAATTCAAAAACAGCATGGATAAAATTATATTCTAGTGTAGATTTTACTTATGATGGAGTAAAAGATGCTTCTGGAGCTGCAAAAAATAATGTATTATTAGGTGGTCGTTTATATGAAAATACAAGTCGTATTAAAAAAACAATAGCTACTGATAATGATGAAGGAATTTATGATTATGAAACTATAAATAATTCGACTGGAATTACATCTGCTAATCTTCTTGGTCGTAGACCAATGCCTGGTATAAATAATATATCTATTCAAAGTAAAAGTGCATATGGTTCGTTACGTCAAGCAACAGTTAATTTTCAATGTTGGGATGTAGAACAACTTAATATTTTAGAAGCTCTTTATATGCGTCCCGGTTATACTGTATTATTAGAATGGGGATGGTATCCTTATATGAGTAATGATGGTAAAATAAGTTTACTTAATTGGGAAGATAAAGGTTTCTTTGATCGTAAAAATATAGATGTTCAAGAATATTTACTTAAATTACGACAAAGATCAATAAATAGTCATGGTAACTATGATTCAATGTTTGGTTATATTAAAAATTATAGTTGGAAATTAAGAAATGATGGTGGTTATGATTGTATGACTGAAATTATTTCTACTGGAGAATTATTAGAATCATATAAAATAAATTTTTCCGGAGCTTCAATTTCAACTAATAGTACTGGTACTTTATTATCTAATACTGAATACGATCATATTAAAGAAATTAATAAAGAATATCGTAGAAATACATTAGCTGGATTATTAGCTGAAACTTATGCTTTAGCTAAAGAAAACGCAGGTGTATCATCAATGGATATCGGCAATGATATAGTTGCAGTAGTTGGAATTAACCCAGATAGATTTACAACAATCAACCCAACAAGTGATGTTATACCATATACATCGATCAATAATAAAACTGGGAATATATACTATGCAACAAAAGAAATTGAATTAGAAAAAGAAGGTTGGCTTTCAACAGATTCAGAAGCTAATGATGGAAAAAAAGCAACAGAAGGATTTATAACTGATGATGATTCTAATGTTTATATTACATTACGATCTTTTGTTGAATTATTAAATAATTTTATATTATTAGAAAATCCAGATTCTTCTAAAACCGATAGAAATATTATTAAATTATCAGTAGATGATAGACCAGATTCTATAAATGCTAATCAACCTCTTCGTTGTTTATATAATCCACTTCAAATTTCAGTTGATCCTCGTATTTGTATAATAAAAAATAATTTATTTGAACCTTTAATTCAAGGAATTAACATAGTTGATAATCCTCAAGAAACACCTCAAGTAATTCAAACAATAGATCCTAAAACAACTGCTGCTCAATTTGAACCTATAATTAAACAATTGAAGGATATAAGAGCAAAAGATAGTTTAGGGGGTGGGTTAGAACAAGAATTTAAAAATGCACTAGCAAAAATAAAAACTAAAGAAGAATTAGCTGGAATTTCTGATTATTATTATAATAAATATAATCAAACTTTTTATCGTTTTTTAATTAATGATGATCTTAAATCAAGTAGTTTAACAGAATTTAATGTTGATGATGTATTTGTAGGATTAGGACTTACTTATGAAGATGTAAAATACTTTGAAAATGATTTTTTAAGAATTATTAATGGTGCACTTACAACATCTTCTGCTATATTCCGAATGTTTACAGATATAGACCCGTTTCTTAGAAAAAAAAGAGCAATAAGTTCAGCTAAAAATCAAACAGAAGAACAACAAGAAACATTAGACGAAGCAAAAGAAGAAATTAATAGTAATGAAGAAGGTTATTTATCATTTTGTAATAAATTATCTCAAGCATATCATACAAGTGATACTAGTATAAATTATGGAGTTCATGGTAATATATTTCTTAATTTAAGAATGTTATATAATTTAGCCGGGTCAGAAGAATTAGAAGGTCAAGATCCAGCAGAAAAACAATCAATATCTTTGATGAGTTATTTAAAAGATGTATTAACAATGGTCCAAAATTCAATTGGTAATGTTAATAATTTTGAAGTAGTAATTGATGGAAATGTTGGATATATTATAGATTTAAATTATGTCTCTCCAGATGATAAACAAACACCTTTTGTTTTTTCAATAAACGATAATACTTCTATTGTTAGAGATATATCATTAGAATCACAAATATTTTCTGATCAATCTACTATTATAGCAGTCGCCGCTCAATCAGATGCTGGTAAATTAGGATTAGAAAATAGTTCAATGGTTGCTTATAATCAAGGTGTTAAAGATAGAAATATATCTCGAAAAGATACGCCTATTAATAGATCAAAAACAGATAATGATCAACTACAAGGATTCATTACAGCTTTATATGATCTATCAGAATTATTTAATTCTATGGATAAAATGTTAGGATTTTTTGATTCTGAGTTATTAGTTGATAGTATACCTAAATATAAAAAATCATTAACTGATATTATAGTATTTTTTACATCTTATTTTGCTGCTCCTAACAAATATAGAGCTTTATTACCAACTAAATTATCATTAACTATAGATGGAATTGGTGGATTAATTATTGGAAATGTGTTTGACATAGATAAAAAATTTACTCCTCGATCATATACTGGTGATACTAGTAAATACGGAGTAAATTTACTTTATACAGTTACTAATATTAAACATGATATTGGAAGTAATGGACAATGGACTACAACAATTGATGCAAATCCATTTATTGGTGACCCAGTTATTAATGACTTAAATGCAGGTAAACAACAAATTAGTACAAACATAACTCTTAATAAAGTATATTTTTACGATGAATCTACAGGACAAGTAATATCAAAAATTGAAACAAGTGATACTCTAAATCTTAATCCTAATAGGATTGGTGAATATGAATACCCTGGTCCTCCAGAGTGGAAAAAATTTGGTTATCAAAATGCCGCTATCGATATTGAAAAAATGGTTGGTGTTCAAATTGGAGGTGGAGGTGCAAAACCTAGATATACATATAGAGGAACAAAAAATTGGGTATTATTACATCCAGAAGCGGCCGCACAATATGTAAAATGGCAGGAACAAGCTAAAAAAGATGGAATTTCATTTTCAATTTCTTCGGGTTATAGAGATTTAGCTCACCAGGCTGAAGTAAAAAAAGTTGCTGGTAAGGCTGCAACTGAACCTGGTTCATCACCACATGGTTGGGGTACTACTATTGATATTAGTGGTCTTAAAGCAGCAGCGGGTGATAGTACTGCTCCTGGTCCTAATGCAAATGTTAGAAAAACCAATCCATTATATCAATGGCTTGCTAAAAATGGACCTGATTATGGTTGGTATAATCCTTATAGATTAGCAGATGGAAAACGTCAAGAAGAATGTTGGCATTGGGAATATTGGGGATTCTGGGCTAAACCTAAAAAATAATATATTTTATATATTTAAATTTTCCTAATTATAATTAAATAATGAGACCTCCTAAAAATCAAATATTAGAAAATCTTTACACTGCAGGTAATGAATATATATTATCTAAAACATATGATAATTATGTAGGTTATTATCATTCAGTATCAGGAAAATATTATATAGGAGCTACATATAATTCTAATGCTATTCAACTAGTACCATATACAGAAAAACGAGAAGTTGCAGCATACAATTTATCTAAAATTGATCCTGTTTATATGCGTAACAATCCTAATGTAATTAATATTATTAAAAAAGATGCATTTCCTATTGTTCGTGTTATGTATCAATTTTCATTAACTCCACAATATAGATTTTTTATTAAACGAATAAATGAAATAAATGCTCCAATATTTGAAGTAGATAAACAAACATATACAAGTGCTAAAACAACAAATTTTTATTATACAACAAATGTACTTTGGAGATCTTCTTCAATCGATTATAAACAATTAGAAAAAGAATTACCAGGAATAAATGCATTTTTAGAAAATAATCCAATGTATGTAAGTGGGGATTAAAAATATTTTGAAATTATAGTTTCTTATATATATTTAATTAAAAGGTTATACTATGTTTTATATTATTGAAAAACAAGATCAATTAGATCAGTTACATATTGGTGAGGATACGTTTATTCATATCATTCCTACTAATGAAAATTATCACCCTGTTTTACAAAATATCAGTTTAATTTATATTCGATGGATAAAAGGACATAAAGGATATATTCTATGTGTAAACCATACCGAATCATTTGCATTAACAATCACCGATATACTCGATAAACTATCTAAAGTCAATAACTTGTATGTATTGGATAAGAAAGCGGTGTTACACCACTTTCCCACGTTGAGTCCTCAATTAATTGATGTGCAACTGATTAGTTCATATTATACACTTCAAAATATTAATGTAGAACAATATGAGTCAAAAGTTGAATTAGATTTTAAATGTAAATACTATACTGAATCACCATCTATATTAATTCCTATAACAAAACATTATGAAAAATACGAAAATATATATGATCATATTGAACAAACTATAAATAAAATAAGTGAAAATTTAGATGAGTACGTATTTCTAAATCATTATATTGCTCCATTATTTTATAATATTGAAAAATCAGGCATTAAATTAAGTAAGGAATCATTCATTGAGTATTTTAAAACATTACCTAACCCTAAATTTTCAGTATCTAAAGGTAAAATATATACACAATATAATTTAAATACATTAACAGGCAGACCATCAAATGCATTTAATGGTGTTAATTTTGCAGCATTAAACAAAACAAATGGCGAACGTGCTGCGTTTATTCCTGAAAACGATACATTAGTTGAAATAGATTTTAAAGCATACCACCCAACTATTATCGCTAAATTAGCTGGGTATGAATTTACAGGAAACATATACGAACAATTATCGCTCCAATTTCCTGGATCAACACCTGAAACAATTAAGGAATTAGTATTCCAACAATTATATGGGGGTGTTAGAAAGAATTTCCAAGATAAACCATTCTTTAAACAAGTAAATGATTATACAAATCAATTATGGAGTAATGAAGGAGCAATTGGTGCACAATTCGGTAAACGTTTCACCAAAGAAATGATTGAAAACCCAACACCACAAAAATTACTTAATTATATTGTACAAAATACAGAAACGGTATTTAACGTAGTTCAGTTTTCAGCAGTAATGAATTTACTTAAAGATAAGAAAACAAAAATTATATTATACACATACGATTCTATATTATTGGATTATGATTCGTCGGAAAATTTATTAGATAATATAACTTCGCTACTAAAATTTAATTACTCCACGAAATCTGGACAAAACTACGCAGAAATAAAATAAATCATATATTTATGGAGGACTTAAGTTACGATTTATTTAATAATACATTTTTAATGGCTAATAAGCTATTCTGCACATTCACGTCTCCCGAGGAATTAGATAATACTCTAAATACTTTAACGACTAAATATACTATTTTATATTCTAAAATATTTGTATTAGAATCGCTGTCGACTGAAGAATATGTCTGTACTTATAATATAGATACTTTCAATATGGAGCAACAATCAGTATTACCTAATACAATATTGCTACATCGTAAAAAAGAGTCAAATACGTTATATACAATAAATGCATTAAACGCATTAATAAAGTCTTTAAATAATGGTGTTTTAGATACCAATTATCGCATTACGTGGTTGGATTATAAAAATTCAATCTTGTTAATTCAAAATAATGATTTGAATATTATTCAAACAAAAATATTCAAAATAATAAATCTATAAACTGGCTTGTCAATCAAGCCTTTCTTATCTATATTACGTTTACAATAATTACTTAAAACTTAGAACAGTTATGGACATTAATTTGTTAAAATCAAAGCTGAGTTCTCTAAACAGCGCGGGTAAAAAATCCGGAACACAAGGAGAAAAAATCGATTATACTAAAATCTTTTGGAAACCACAACCAGGTAAATATCAGATTCGTATTTTACCATCTAAATTCAATAAATCTAATCCATTCCGTGAGGTATTTTTCCATTATGGGTTTGCTAAAGGTCCTATTTTAGCATTAAATAACTTTGGTGAGGCTGATCCAATCATGGAGTTTGCAGCTAAATTACGTGCTACACGTGATAAAGAAAATTATTTATTGGCTAAAAAATTAGATCCGAAAATGCGTGTTTTTGCACCTGTTATTGTTCGTGGTGAAGAAGATAAAGGTGTTCGTTTATGGGAGTTTGGTAATACGATTTATAAAACATTATTAGGTTTTGCAGCTGATGAAGATTATGGTGACTTTACAGATATTGCTGAAGGTCGTGACTTTACAGTAGAAGCAGATTATACTGAAGTAGCTGGTAAGCGTGTTGTAGGTTGTACACTTCGTATTAAACCAAAAACAACATCTATTTCTGAAAGTAGCGAATATATTAATAAATGGTTAGAAGAACAACCAGATATTATTGCATTAAATCGTAAACGCGAATATAATGATATTAAGGAATTATTAGCTAAATGGTTAGATCCAGAAGCTGAAGAAGAGCAACAAGTACCTGCTGCTCCTGCTCCAACACCTGCAGATTTAATTCCAGCACCAATGCCTGGAACACCTCCGGCACCACAATCAGATTGGGTGAATGATAATCAGGTAACAGAACAAGAACGTGCTGCATTTACTTTAAATACAAATCCATCAGATAAATTCGACGAATTATTTAATTAATAATGGCTAAAAAATCACCATCCGAGACTGTCACCCATATTTTGGGTGACAAGTCCAAGTTTAACTTGTCTGCATTTAAGAAATCTAAATACTTAGATCAAACAACTAAATTTAAAGAACAAAAATGGATTCCATTTACACCAGCAGTTAAAGAAGCACTTTCTATTCCTGGTGTACCGATGGGACAAATTACAATCGCACGTGGAGGTTCCGATACTGGTAAAACAACTTTACTTATCGAAACTGCTGTTACAGCTCAGAAAATGGGTATATTGCCTGTTTTTATTGTTTCGGAAATGAAATGGGATTTTTCTCATGCTCAAAAAATGGGATTAGAATTAAAAGCAATTCCAGATGAAGAAACAGGTGAAGTAATTGATTACGATGGTTTTTTCTTATATATTGATAGAGGATCGATTAATGCTATTGAAGATGTAGCTGCATTTATTTCAGATATTTTAAATGAACAAGCTAAAGGTCGTTTACCGTATGATTTATTGTTTTTATGGGATTCGGTTGGATCATTACCATGTCAAATGAGTGTAGATCAGGGCAAGAACAATCCAATGTGGAACGCAGGTGCAATGGCTACTCAATTTGGTAATTTTATTAATCAACAGTTTCCATTATCACGTAAAGAAAAATATCCTTATACAAATACATTCTTTGTTATTAATAAAACAGGTGTTCAACCGGCTATGATGCCGATGGCTCAACCTAAACGTACTAATAAAGGTGGAGATACAATGTATTGGGATGCAGCAGTTGTTATTACTTATGGTAATATAACTAATTCAGGTACATCAAAAATTAAAGCAACTAAAAATGGTAAATCAGTTGAATTTGCTAAACGTACTAAAATTGCAATTGATAAAATTCATGCCGACTGTGGAGTTGCTACGGCTTCTACTATTATTGTAACACCACATGGTTTTATTGAAGATACACCAAATGCAATTGCTAAGTATAAAAAAGAGCACGCACATGAGTGGTTTCAAGGATTAACAGATGTAGATGATCTACAAATTACTGAAGATGCAAGTGAATGGGATGAAGGTAAAAATATTGCTCCTACAATTGCAATCGATGATGAATTAGATAATGAATAAAGACTTCTTAAATAAATTACTATCAGAACTAAAAGCTGATAAGAATAATTCAAAAAACGCTAGAGTACTTATTGTAGACTCAATGAATACGTTCTTACGTTCATTTGCTATTATTCAGCATTTAAATCCCAACGGCCACCATGTAGGTGGTCTTGTTGGCTTCCTTAAATCGGTTGGTTATGCTATTAAGCTATATCAACCGACTAGGGTTATTTTAGTATTTGATGGACAAGGTAATTCCACTAATAAAAAGTATCTATATGCTGATTACAAAGCTAATCGTACTAATTTAAAAGTAACTAATTGGAAAGTGTTTGGTGATAAGAATGAAGAAAGCGAATCTATGGCTAATCAAATGGGCCGTTTAATTGAATATTGTACTCAATTACCTGTATCAATGATTTCAATTCCAAAAATTGAAGCCGATGATACTATTGGTTATTTAACTAAACAATTTGAAGCCAATCCAGAAGTAGATGAAATAATAATTATGTCTGCTGATAAAGATTTTTTACAACTAACATCAAATAAAACTGCTATATATTCTCCAACTAAAAAGAAAACATATAGACCAGCAGATGTATTAGAAGAATACCAAATTCACTCTCATAACTTTATTAATTATAAATTACTAATGGGTGATTCAGGCGATAATGTACCTGGAGTACAAGGATTAGGTCCTAAAAAACTAATTAAACTATTTCCAGAACTATTATTGCCTAAACAATTAGAAATTGAAGATTTACTTAAAAAAGCACAAGATAATGAATCATCGAATCCATTATATACTAAAGTACTTCAATTTGCTAATCAATTAGATATTAATTATCAATTAATGTCATTAAAAAATCCAAATATATCAGATGAGGATAAACAAATAATCGATGATGTAATTGCAGAACCACCTCCTCCATTAAATGTTGGTAATTTTGTTGAAATGACAGAAGATGATCAATTAAATGAAAGAGTAAATTGGACAAATTGGTTAGTTGAGAATTTTTCTTCATTATATTGGGGAGATAAGTAAACAATAATAAAGGTTATAAATGACGGCATTAGATAATTTAGATAAATATGGAAATACCTTCCAAACTAAAGTACTCGGATTACTGTTAACAGATAAAAAATTTCTAGTTAACGTATCCGATTCTTTAACGGATGAGTATTTTGAAAATCCATCACGAAAATGGATTGTTAAGCGATTGCAAAAATATTTTGATGAATATAATACCACACCTACATTAGAGGCATTAAGTATTGAGGTCAAGAAGGAGGAAAACGATGTTTTAAAAATAGCATTAACCGAAGAATTAAAACAAGCTTATTCATTAGCCGAAAAAAGTACAGACAACGAATATATTGAAAAAGAATTTAGTGAATTCTGTCAGAATCAACAAATGAAAAAAGCTATCATGACATCAGTTGATTTATTAAATGATGGTGATTATGAATCGATTCGTACATTAATTTCTAAAGCAATTATATCAACAGAAGAAAAAAATGTTGGTCATGATTATGAAAAAGATGTTGAATCTCGATATCGACCAGATGATAGACGTGTTATTCCTACTCCTTGGCCTGAAATTAACGCAATTACGCAGGGTGGATATGGTAAAGGAGATTTAATTATATTCTTTGGTGGTCCAGGTGCTGGTAAATCATGGGCTACAATATCGATGGCGTTAGAGGCTGTTAAATTAGGTGGTAATGTGGTTTATTATTCATTAGAATTAGGAGATGGTTATGTTGGCAAACGATTCGACGCCAATCTAACTAAAATACCTGTTGATCAGTTACCTATGCATCGATTAAAAATTGAAGAATCAGTAGCTGGTTTATCAGGTAAATTAATTATTAAAGAATTTCCGCCTAAACGCGCATCATTAGATGATATAGAACGTCACTTAGACCAGTTACATACCCAACATAATTTTAAACCAGATGCGGTTTTTATCGATTATTTAGATTTGTTACGTAATAGACGTTCTAGAAATGAACGTAAAGATGATTTAGATGATATCTATACAGATGCAAAAGGATTAGCTAAAGAATTAGGTATTCCATTTATTACACCTTCACAAGTAAATCGTTCAGGCGCTGCAGATAAAGTAGTGGAAGGTGATAAAGCTGCTGGTTCGTATGATAAAATTATGATTGGTGATATTGTTATTTCTACATCTCGTTTACGAAAAGATAAAATAAATAATACTTCACGTTGGCATATTATTAAAAATCGATATGGTAATGATGGTATTACATTTACTTGTGATTTTGATGGTTCAACTGGTATAACTCGTATTACTGGAGAATATATTGAAGATGATGAAGAGCAAGATAATACAACTAAATCTCAACAAAAACCAAAATCAGATTTTAATTCTGATGATAAAGATTATCTAAGAGAGAAGTTTTTTGAATTATCAAAATCTTCTTAATTATATTAAGTATATACGGTATTTATATCTGCACCTTAAAAAATTAAAATAAAATCTATGTTAAAAGTACTTAAATTTTCTGCTTCTTGGTGTGGTCCTTGTAAGCAGCTTGCCCCTATATTTGATCAAGTTAAATCAGAAGTATCTGGTGTTTTATTTCAAGACGTTGATGTTGATGCTGATTCGGCGTTAGCAATTAAATACAATGTAAGAGGTGTTCCTACTATCGTAATTGAAAAAGATGGACAGGAAGTAAAACGTCTTGTTGGAATGCAACAAAAACCATCATTAACTTCAACTATTAACTCGTTTAAATAATATGATCACCGATAAGCGTTTATTCTATAAGCCGTTTGAATACGACCAAGCCCACGAATTTTTAAAAGCACAACAACGTGTACATTGGTTACCCGAAGAAGTTACATTAGCTGCTGATGTTAATGATTTTAAATTAAAATTAACCGAATCAGAAAAGAATTTAATCGGTCAAATCTTAAAATCATTTGCTCAGACTGAAACACACGTAGAAGATTATTGGTCATCTTATGTATCGCATTGGTTTCCAAAACCAGAAATACAATCAATGGCTGTTACGTTTGGTTCATTTGAATCTATTCATGCTGAAGCATATTCATTATTAAACGAATCATTAGGTTTAGATAATTTTGAAGCATTTATGGATGATGAAGAAGCTCGTAATAAAATTGAACGACTGCAACAAGTAAACGCAGGAACTATGGATGAAATAGCGCAATCTTTAGCTATATTTTCTGCATTCACGGAAGGCGTTAACTTATTTAGTTCGTTTGCTATCTTAATGTCTTTCCAAATGAGGAATTTGATGAAAGGTATGGGACAAATTGTTGCTTGGAGTGTTAGAGACGAATCATTACACTCGAAAGCAGGATGTTGGTTATTTAGACAATTATTAGAAGAACGTCCTGAATTAAATACAATTGATTTACAAGAACAAATCAAAATAGCTTGTGCAATTTCAGTAGAATTAGAATTTGCATTTATTAATAAAGTTTTTGAAATGGGCGACTTAGAAAATTTAACTAAGGAGCAATTAAAAAATTTCATTCGTGCTCGCGCTAATGAAAAAATGGTAGAATTAGGTTATAAACCACTATATGATGTAAATGAAAAACTATTAGACGAAATCGCTTGGTTTGGTCAAATCACATCAGGAGTGGAACAACAGGACTTCTTTGCACAACGACCTAGTGCATACTCGAAGTCGACAGCAGATTGGTCGGATTTATAATATAAAATAATAAAAAATGAGCATTACAGTTGATACCCGTAAATGGGTTGTAGGAAAAGATTATCCCGAATGGATGGATGATATTGCAGTAAGTATGATCTCTAAAGGTTACTTACTATCAGATGAAAACGTATTCGAAGGATTTAAACGTGTGTCTAAATCTGCTGCTCGTAGGTTACGTCGTAAAGATCTTCAACCATTCTTTTATGAAGCAATGGTTAAGAATTGGTTATGTTTAGCCTCTCCTGTATTATCAAATATGGGTACAGAACGTG